CGGAGCTTCTTGCCAGGGAGCAGGTAGCACGCCACGGCAACGGCGAGGCCCTCCAGGGCATACTTGACGAGGCGCTTCACCAGGTCGGCAACATCGATTCCCATGGACGGGGCGGGGGCTTGTGTGGCGGCCATCTTGGTTTATACTTGATAAAGGAGAAATTTTCAATTCATCATCAATCATCGGTGTAGGCAAAGAGGAGGATGGCGATCATGCTCATGCCAATGGCAACCCAACGCAGTCCCTTAATAGATTCCTTGAACACCATGACTCCCGAGAATGTTACGAGGACGTTGGACGTCAGGTTCCAAATGAGGTTGGAGACGCTCATGTTCTCCAATCGCGTAGCCTTGATGAACAGGTAGGGCTGGACGGAGTAGACGAGGGTGGCGATAGTGAGGCCAAGACCGTAGGAGATGGATCCTAGACTTACAAACTTTGCCGTGAACATCATTATGACGTCAACAACGGCCATGACGACGCCAAACACAATCGGAAGAATGGAAAAGCTTCCATACTTCCAGTTCGTCTTAGAAATAAAGACGTCAATCGCGTCTTTGCTCATTATTCAAACAAACAGAATACATTTACTTGCCGACAAGGCCGTGTACCGCCTTGTGGGTGTAGCACCATACAAGGGAGAAAACGACGGCGTGCGTGACGGCGACCGTGGTCCGCGAGCCGCCAGGGGGCAGGGATACCAGGACACCAGGAGTCAGGACATAGAAGAGAACAGCCGCATACACTAACGACGCCAACATTGTTTGTTTGTTCTATACTGCGGGAAAAAAGTGTTTTAACAAGGAGTGGTAGGAAGTATAAATGAGCTCCGATAGAAAGAAGGTTGAGCTTCCAAAGACGGATGAGGACGGTGTGGTGGACTACCTCGACGAGGATCCCGAGTTGCCCAACCAGCGCTACGTGATTGTGTCCTTCATCTCGCCCGAGAAGGTGATTGAGCGCAAGCAGGACTTCTTTTTTAAGCACTTCATGCAGTGGACGGACTACGATTTCAAGGTGAAGGGCCTGGAGCATCTGGCCGACTACATTGCCAAGAAGTACTCGCTCAAGATCGATGATATCATGAAGGATATTCACGATTTCGAGAAGACGCATCGTGAGGAAATCAAGAAGTCCGATATCCCCGAGCAGTATCAGGTATTTCTTCTCAAGCATGAGAAGGAGGTGCAGGAGGCGTTCGACAAGGCCAACAGCTTCCAGTGCAATATCCGCGGCGTCAAGGTCCGTCGTGCGTTCCCCTCGTATGAGGAGGCCCAGCTGTGGTGCAAAGTTCTCCAGCGCAAGTACCCGAAGGACAACCTCATGATCGGCCGTATGGGCTGCTGGCTGCCGTGGGAGCCGTCCGAGCACCTCATGGAGAATGTAGAGTATGCGAACTCGCAGCTCAACGAGATCATGCGCAAGTATAAGGAGAACGAGGCTAACCGCGAGCTGTTCTTTGCGGAAGAGCGCGAGAACTCGATCAAGGCGCAGAAGGAGGAGAACGCCAAGCGCCGCGCGGAGCAGAATCAACTGCAGGATCTCGCGAAGCCCGTGCACCCCGCGGAGGGAGCCATGCGAGAGTAACGAGTATGCAGAGCCATGCGCGACTAGATTAAGTGCCGCCCTTCTTGACCCAGACGGAGGGTCCTTTACGATTATTTAAGGCATCGGGGTTGTATTCATTGGCCGCTAACATCGTTGACATGAACGGTCTGTTGTCCACCCAGAGAGAATCGGCACACATGTGGAACTGGGGGTGATCACTAGCCTTATACCAGAACACTTGGTCTTCTAATTTATTCGAACTTGAGGAATTGCAGATCACAAGGCATTCGTAATTTTCGGTACACTGGTCCATGAACTGGCAGAACATTTCAAAGGTGGGAAACATACCTGCGTAATTCTCGTAGATACGGCGGCGGTTTCCAAGAATGTTCTCACGAAGAATGAAGACAAAATCCACGTTGGTGCGGAGATTGGGGGTAATACCGAGAGGATACTGCATCGTAATCATGGTCGCCAGATCTACGTGACGACCGTTCATAAACACGTAACGAGTGGATTCTTCCTTGATCCACGTGGCATCGTATAAACAGTCATCAAGAATCAGGAAAGCACGGGGATCAATAGTAGACCCACTGGTTTGATTACGCTGCTGTTTAAGTGCTAATTGACGACGAATAACGTTCATGATAATTTCAGGTTTGTACTTGTCATGAATGAGTTTGGATGGAACCATATCTTGGAAAAAGCGGTTGGCCACTTCTGTTCCTGAAATCACGGTTCCAATGGGGAATGCATCCTGGTTGTGAAAGAGAATATCACGCACCAAGAACGATTTTCCCGTATCTTTCTTCCCGATAATGACAATCATAGGTGATTTCCTAGAATCCATCGCACATCGTTCTTTTATGACTTCCATGTTGAACTTTTTGATATTAAAGTTCATCCGTAATCGTATTAGTATTTTCACACGAATAAATAATGGCCAAAACTACACACGCATACACAGTTCACGCCATCAAGTTAACAACGGGAGACGCTGCACGGGTGACGGGAAACATTGCGATTTTTTCAGTCTTCTATACCCTTGCTGGTGCGTTACTGTCCTATATTCTCTACTACCTGTTTGACGTCTACAATGACAAAAATAAGGAGTGGGAAAAGAAGGGACTATCTTACCAGGTGTTTGATGTATCGTTGGAAATAGCTATCATCGGTATTGTTGCATTCTGGTTAGTGTATTCGATAAATGTATCCGCTCCCATTATCCCTGTTCGCAGGGGGTTAGAGAATTTTGTAGATTCGTATACTGCGGGCCTTTTCTTCATGTTCGCCATGTTCATTTTTCTCGGGGATCTTACGAACAAACTCAAATATATCTTTGATACCTTCTTGGGATCATACTTTGATTTCCTGTTCCCCGCCGAGGGGTCTATTTTAGACGGAACGCTGCGGTATAGCAAGGAGCAAAAAGAGAGGATGTAAACATAATCGGTTGAAATGCCTAAACCTGTGTCGGATCTACGGACAACCAATAGCCCATTGGATGTCCATAAGTATTCGAATATCCAGGGACTGCAGGAACAGGCCCAGAAACACTGGGGTCTTCGTCGCCTCCAGCCCTTTTTTCCTTCGATCGAGAAGTTGTTTAAGTTGGACGTTCGCCTGCCGCACCATTACGGAATCAAGACGGCTGTGCCTATCCAGACGATCACAGGCGAATCTTCCGTCTATGCCAGTGGTTCAGAAACTCCCGTTCACTTGAAGAAAACAATGTTGTATTCTGCTTACCGTGTGATGCACGGGGAGTATGCAGGAACAGGTCTCCCAAACGTCGGCGAGGTGGCAACTGAACCTCTGCGCATCCAGTCTCCGTATAACGCAGGATACGTTGGCTCGCTTGCGTCTCTTGTTCTGTCAGAGTCAGTGTGTGCACACTTTCCTCGTGTCTATGGAGTCTTTTCGGGGGTTGCTGAGCGTCATGTCCTCGACATTTCTGACGATTACGAGGATTTGTGTGATCGTCCGTGGTTCTCACAGAACATTGGCCACTTCTTTGAGCTGCGTCTACGCAAACCCGAAGTTCCTGTTCTCCAATTTGCAGAGTATCCTTCTGAAGATATTGATCTGGGAGCCACCGAGCTTGAACCCATGATGACTCCTTCAACAACAACACCTATTATTCCTGCAAATTATGATGCCGATGACGAGGGACAGGGACATGAACACGAAGACTCTGGAGACTTGGAAAGCACAGACGATTGTTCGACAGACTACATTTTCAACGTTCGATCGTGTTCAGAGAGCGATAGTGATAGTGAATCTGATGACGATAATGACGATGAGGATGGGGAGAGCGCAGACGGATTTTCTGAGCCAGAAGAGGACGAGGCATTTGCCCACGCTATCTTCAAGGATGCTCCCATCCAAGTGACTGTGATGGAGAAGTGTGAGGGAACGATGTATAAGTTGTTCAAGGAGAATCCCGAACTGCATAAGCGGTGTGCATGGATGGCTCAGGTGATTTTTGCACTAACGTTTGCCCAGCGCACGTTTGGGTTCGTTCACAACGATCTTCATATTATGAATGTGATGTATGTTCCTACCGATAAGGAGTATTTCTACTACGGAGTCGGTGGAAAGACGTATTGCGTCCCCACATACGGAAAACTGATTAAGATTATTGATTTTGATCGTGCGACGTTTTCTGTGAAGTTGCCGAAGATGAAGGAGTCCAAGTTCTTTATGTCTGACCAGTTTCATCAGGAGGAGGAGGCGGGAGGGCAGTACAATATTGCCCCGTTCTACAATTCCAAGTATCCCGAAGTTAAACCAAATCCGTCGTTTGATTTAGTGCGTCTAGCGACCTCGATGTTCTTCGACTGTTTTCCTCACGGACCATCAGAGGAGTATAAGGGCAATCCTCTCTACACGATGCTGATGTCGTGGCTCACTCTTCCAGATGGTCGCTCGATTCTCTTCAAGAATGCAGGGGAAGGAGATGTATCGGAACGGTATCGTGGTTTCCAGCTGTACAAGGCGATTGCTCGGTATTGTCGTGACACGGCAGTTCCTCGGAAACAGATAGAGAAGTTTGGTACTCCCTATCTCTTTGAGGGTAAACCGCCCGCAGGCGAATCAACTCTGTTTATTGAACCTTAATCCTTCTTGTCCTTGTCATCCTCGTCGGTGTCGACCTTCTTCGTCTTCTTCTTGGTGTCCATTCCCTCGCGACCTAGGTAAGACTCGGCAGTGCGGCGAGTGAAGCAGAGAACGAGGGCAAAGATGGCGGCGTGAACAGCAGTAACTACCATCTTGGATCCGCCAGGGGGTAGACGGACGAGAACACCAGGGACAAAGGCGTAGAACAGGGCCGCAGTGAACGCGAACATAAGCCAGTTCATTCTATTGATTTATATGAACCCGCGATTTGGTTTTTTAGAAAGACGGGCGACCTACAAACATATCCTGCACGGCAGTAGAGGCTGTTGTGACCGTGGACGCAACCACGGCCTCAACATCCCCGCCAACAGCATACAGAAGTCCACCCGCACCCGCCCCCGAGAGAAGACCAACCTTAGCGGCATCGGCCCACTCTACAGGCTTCTTCTTGGTGTAACGCTCCACAATATACACAAGAACCGCGGCGACCGCAACGACAACAATCATAATCAATAGATTGGTGTCGATCATTCTCTACCTATTTGATACTTTCAAGTGGGTTTGTTTATACTTTTAGAACGAGCCCCTCACCTTCCTCGGGGGTCAGGTTCACTTCGCCATCATCCTCCTTCTTGGGCTTCTTCTTGTCCTCGTCGTCGTCGTCTACGGCACCAAGATCTAGTTCCAACGTTTCGTCCGAGAGATGGATCTTCGGATGCTCGTCGTCTGTTTCGTCATCGTCATCCTCATCCTCATCCTCATCATTATCAGCATCTGTCTCAAACGCAACGGCCTTCTTCTCGGTCTCGGGGACAGGGGCAGGGGCGGGGGCAGAAGCAGGGACCACTGTCTCGGTCGGCTGGATCACGTCGGCAGTGGGGACAGGGGCATCCTGGACGGAGAAGTAGGTATTGACAATCGACTGCCATGGGAGAAAGGAGTCAAGAACCGTATCAAATGCCGAATCTAGAATATCCTCAATCTGCTTACGGTTGCGCGCCTGCTGCTCTGTCGGGACACCGATTGTGCGAAACAGGTAAGCATGCTCCCAGCACCGCCGAGCCACCTCTTTGTAATACTCGTGCAGGAAGCGGGGTAGGGGAGGGCGCTCAAACTCCACTTCTACACTGTCCTGAGTAGACCGATACTGAATAGCTGCAAATGCACGGAGGTAGGTGAGAAGAACGCCCGTGAGCAACTCCTCAAGATACGAACATTTAGATGCAGCTACAATACGCTTAACCTCAGCCTGGAGAACCTCATCGGTCCAGACTGGAATACGTGTGAGGAGATTCTGGAATGTCTTGAGTACCTGATCCATCTGGTCGTTCTTCTCGCAGATGGTCCGAGCATTCTCGTAGACCGACCAGATTCCCTCAGAGACATGGGGAAGAACCATCAGTGAAAAACGATTACGAATATGGCGCTTGGCGAACTGTGCCTCATCCTTGAGCGACATTTGTATTGTTGTTCCAGATGTTTACGTATACAATGAACGCCAGTGTTCGGGCAGAGTCGTATTGAAGTCGGCGAGAAGTGTCTCCACCTGCTTCTTCTGCAGTTTCATTGGAAACTTTACAGGGATATAGAACTTGTACGCTTTGGCGGCTGCCTCGTCGGAGATGCGAATGAGGTTCACACGGGATACGACGCCTTCTACGACGCGAATGAGGTTGCGCATACCTTCCTCGCCATTCGAGTACTCCTTAATGATATACTCTGCCGCCTCTTCGTCGGCCGAGAGATCTTCGCGAGAGATTCCAGCATGCTTGAGAATGTCGGGCCAGATATAGTTGGCTACAATGACCTTCTTCTCCTTGTCATTGTATCCTGGAACATTGATCACGCGCATACGGTCCTTTAGCACTGGGTGGACCCGCGACTCGTCGTTGAATGAGAAGACGAACAGACACTGGGACAGATCGAAGTCAATACCTGCAAAGTAGCGATCGTGATACTGGGAGTTCTGCGAACGATCTGTGAGGTGGATCAGCATAGAGGTAATTTCTTCGCCATGGGGGGTTCCGCTTACCTTGTCCAGCTCGTCGAAGTAGAGGACAGGATTCATGCATCCTGACTGAATGATGGAATCGATGATACGACCCCACATAGATCCCTCGTACGTGTAGGAATGACCGACATAGTGCGAGACATCCGATGCACCGCCGAGTGAGAAGAACATGAATGGACGCTGTAGGACACCTGCAATACCGTTGCGGGCAAACGAGGTCTTACCTACACCTGCATTTCCGCGCATCGCAATCACATTGCCTACCGATTCGGGATTGGAAATCCATTGGGCGAGAACCTGCATGATCTGTGTCTTGGCCGAAGTCATTCCATAGGTCGCCTTCTCCATTTTCGCATGCGCTTCGTTCAAGAACGTCGAGCATTTTTCAATACCGTCTTTCATCGTGACTGGCAGGGAGATGTGCTTTCCAAAGGGCACACGCAGAATACCGTCTACCCAATTCCTCAGTTTCTGAGCCTCACCACTATCAGCCCCCATGCGCGTGATCGCATCAATCTTGCGAATGATCTCGCTCTGAATTTTTGGGCTAGTCTCCATCTCCAGAACCCTGAACTTATAGGGAACATCTGACTCATTGATCATCTTCGAGATTGTCTCCATCTTCTTCGTAACATCCTTCCGCATCTTCTTGGTGAGGTCCTCAAAGTATTCGCGCTCCTTGCGCGACAGCTTGAGGGGAATGTCCTCTTCCTTCTCCTTATTTTTCCGCTTCTTCCTATCTCCGTCTTCGTCTTCATCTCCCTGAATAATGAGAACGGGCTGACGACCTGCACCCCCAGACATCAAGCGACGACCAAGAATATGTTGGATAAACGACGATGGAATCTCCTCGCTGTCCTCGTCAAATCCATCATCGTCCTCGTCTTCCTCGTCATCATCCTCGTCGTCCTCATCCTCATCATAGTCATCCTCCTCTTCGTCATCATCAACGCGGGCGTGAAGATGAATCTTGACGGACACGGGCATATTCGTAGGAAGCGTGATTCCGTGGATTTGGCGGGTTGCCTCGGCTTCCTTGGCAACTGTAGCAGTCTTGGTAGCATCTACCATCTTC